CTCTTGGTATTCTTGCTGGCTCTGAGGTTGCTCTTTAAGAATCTCATTGCCTGCCATCATGCCAAGAAACGTATCTGCCGCCTGTCCCACTGTCAAGCTAGTCCCTTGCGGGTTGCTGCTTTCCATAAACTAACCTCTACTTAAAAAGTTTGAATCGTCTCTTGTTCATCTCGCCTTCAGCGGCAACGGACTCAAGACGCGCTTTCACACGACGCACTGCACTAATCATGAGATACGAATCCTCACGAAGATCAATGTCGTCCTGATGACTATTGATAATACGCTCGATGTTGTCTTTTTCCAACTCAGCGAAAATTTCGTTCAGAAACTCATCGCCAAGTAAAGCCTTTGCTCGTTCCCAACGTTGGGTCATAAGAGTCCTTTAGCCTTCTTTTTGGGGATTCGTGACTCGTTGAGAGCTTCTAAGAAATCCTCGCCGTACTTATTAACAGCCTTTTTGCGAATGACGTATTCGCCAACTTGTAGGCTTGCATAACCGTCGTCAGGACTATTAGGCTTTGGCCCAAGCAAGCTCTTTACCTTACCGCCTTTTTCATATGCGATCTTGTCTGGCGTGATCTTACCGCCCATGTAGCTAGCCTCTTGTAGCTGCTGCTGAGTAGAATCAACTGCCTCGCCGCCATAGTTCATACCCGTTTGAGACTCAAAAGCGTTTTGGAGAGCGATCTTATCGAAGATCCCAGGCTGAAATGTTGGTTTAGTTCCGGTGACAGCAGGGATGCCAAACTCTAGGGACTGGGGTAACAAACGGGTATATCCCGCCGCCCCAGACTTGAACATATAAGGGGCTTGTTCTGTTGGGCCTGCTCCGTAAAAGAAATCAGTTGTAGGTGTAGCAAGGCTTGTATTACCACCGCCTACTGTGAACTGAGAGAAGTTTGCAGTAGGAACCTGTACACCACCCAAAGCAGCATCAATCACGCTTGCAGGGACATTTTGTGAGGCAGCGTACTGCCTGACCATTTGCGCCGTAGCGTTCGGGTTGTCTCGAAAGAGATTTTGTATATACGGAATTAACTCGGCAGATGTGTAATCAGACAACTTCTTTTGAACAATATTCCCCGATTGGTCAACAGTCTGCCAAGGGTTTGGGGTTGGGTTGACAACGGGTTGTTGCGGAAAAGTAAGTCCGTTTATTAGGTCATCCAACTGCGTCTCTGGTACGCCTTGAGCCAAAGCAAAAGTTCTAAACTCACTGGGCGTTACCAGCTTTCCTTGTAGCTTGTTTTGGTCAATGACGTTTTGAGCAAGGGGAATCCTCTCTTGCGTCGTGTAATCGGCCATTGTCTTTTCGACAATATTTCCGTTTGCATCAAGTTTCTGCCAAGGATTCAAAGTTGGGGTTGGGTTTACAGGAAGGGGCTCGGTAGGAACAAAAATTGGTGTCTCGACAACCGGAGGTTGCGTTACAACTGGAGGCTCCGTAATGACAGGAGGCTGCGTAATAACAGGAGGTTCGGTAATGACTGGGGGTTCAGTAATAACAGGAGGCTCGGTAATAACCGGTGGTTCTGTTACTGGAGGTGGTGTTACAACCGGTGGTTCAATTATTACCGGCGGTACAGCAACAGTGGATGCAACGAATGCAACCGCCTCATCTGGGGTTTTGTTCCTTGTCCACCACGAAAAATCAGCATCCGTTAAGCCTGGGATATTGCCGAGGATGTTTTTGATTGTTGCGTAACGCTCATTTACAAATGCTCTGGCTTCATCAAGCGTTTTGTTGTTTGTCCACCACTCGTAATCCGTCTGCCCTGTTCCAGCGACTCCACTCAATATGTTCTGCATCTCCGCATACTTGACGGCATATGGATCTGGCTGAGGTTGTGGCTGAGGTTGAGGTTCAGGCTGTGGTTCAGGCTGTGGCTCAGGTTGAGGCTGTGGTTCTGGTTGAGGTTCAGGCTGTGGCTCAGGTTGAGGTTCTGGTTCCTCCATACCTGGAGCAACTAAGTTTGCATTGCTAAAGTAAAGTTTTACGTTTTCAACTGGCCTACCGATAGCTTCTGCAAGCTGGTCGACATTAACGCCAAGCCTAACCATCGCATCGTAAATAACCTTAGGTTGGTCAAGGTAGGCTAGGACAAAATTAACGACTTCTTCATTCATATGATTACCCTGGTATCTCGACGTTGCCAGTAATGCCTGCCCCGACCTTCATTGCCTTCATCTGCGCTTCTGCCTCGAACTCCATGCGCTTGAGTTCTAGCTCGGCTAAAGCCTTTTCCCTTGCAAGCTGAATATCGGCCATAGCCTTTTGACGCTTAATCTCGATATCTGCTTGGGCCTGAGCCATCATCATTTGAATAGCAGGGTCTGGGCCTTGTTGTTGCTGAGGTTGCGCGAGCGCAGCATCAACCTCTGGGCCTACAGGTTTGAAGAACTCTGCTGAATCTGGGAACCCTGCTGCCTCAATCAACTTTCCTAATACTGATCTGTACTGCGAGACACTCACTAAAGGATTGTTCGGGCCGTACGCTTGAATGATCTGCTCTTGCTTGGACAGAACCATTGAGAGCATTGCCATCTTTTGCTCCATGCTCCCCGTACCAAGTCCGACATTCACTGTGCAGTCGTACTGGTTCGACCACTCTCGCGGGTCGTACTGGACGTACTGCCCACGCATCCGAATCAAAACTGCTTTGTCCTGGTACTTGCATAAAAGATGTAATAACCCTTTGAATAAGTCTTTTACGCCTGTTTCTGCAAAGATCCTAGCGATGAGTTCGATCTTGCCTTGTGAGGCTTGCGTAAGGGCTGCTATGGCCGCGGCAGTGACGTTCTGTAGGATGTTAGGGTCAAGACCTTGAGAGGCTTCTGTAACGCCTGTGCGTTTAGCCTGAACCTGATCGAGGTACTCTAAGAGAGGGAAGGCTTGCTGACCAACAGGAGGTGTCGTGATTGGAACCAGCGCAGCAGGATTCTTCATCCTCACCACACCGCCAGGCGTAACGCTCAAGAGATCATCGAGGTTGACCTGACCTTCGACAGCACCCATGCGGGTATTGTTTTGCAGGTAAAGGTTATCAAGCATCTGCCTCGTTACAGTCGTCTTGATAAGCTGGAGATCAACTGTACGATCAGCAGGACAATCCCCAAAAAACCTGTGAGGAATCGGAATAGGACAGATGGTGTAAAACGGCACATAGTCGGTTTCCTCGTTGCTTAGGATTTCGTTCCCCGAAAAATGCACCCGTCTTAGTTCTGCGATCCCATCCCCGTCGTAGTCAGTTTTTAGGTAGCACTCAAACACTTCAACCGTCTGCATGGACTTATCAAGACTTGGCTCCATGTAGGGCTGTTCATCACGGTTGTATCGAGCTATGTACTCGGCAGAGAACTCAAGGTCGTTGTAGACCGGAAGGTTCATCACGATTTCAGGATCAAACCCCATAGAAACAAGATCCGACCTTGTAATGAGTTTCCTGTGCGCGACAAACGGTGTATCTCGAACGGTCTTTCCAGCCTTGGAGATCAAGAACTCTTCGGGAGGCACGTTCTCAACCTTAACTTTCCCTGCCTTTGTCTTACGCATGAGCGCGACGTTATGGACACGCATGACTTGACCGTCAATATCCTGCTCAATCGTCTCTTGTGCTGCGATCTCCATCGTCCCGTCAGACATAAGCATGGCTAGCTCATCGTCTGTCAGGTTTGCGTACTGTTCCTTGGTGACGCTTATCGAGTCGTCCCAGTAGGCTTTAATGACACCGACCTTCTGAAGGATCGCGTCCTTGAACCAGTCGTGCATGATCGAGATGCCAGGGTTTTGCTTCATCAGCACCCAGTTGCAATACTCGGTAGCCTGCATTGCCATAGGCTCATCGCCTGGGCCTACAGGCTCGAATACGCCAATTTGATCGGCAGATGTAAACAAACGCATGAGAGGCGGAAGCATCCCGTCGATAGCTTCTGCAACCTCTCCGGTTACGATCTGGCTGCGACCCTCTACCTCATTACCGTAGGGGTCACGCATGTAGGCAGTGAGTGCGTTCTTACGCTGCTCGACCGTCTCGGTCTCCAAGAAACCTATCGCGTTATCAATCTCACCTTGGAGAATCGCCTTTAATCGTCCGTCATCCATTTAGACCACCCAAGATACGTTAGGTTTCAGCGGCTTAGACCAACTTGTTTGCTCTGACATACCAACCGCAAGATACCGAAATGCGTCGCTCGCATGAGATGCCCAATCGTGCAAGGGCTTATCCCAATAGACTTGACGCTTATCGTCGTATTGTCTCCGATAATTACGTAGTGCGTCCACTCCACGCTTAGTCTTGGAGTCGAACCAACAAAAGGGAATAAGCCTTCTCACGGCTTGTATCCCGTCGTCAACACCCATTCTCGGCACAATCGTGATGTTTAGCCCTGCTTCTTGCAGGAGTTCTAGCCTAGATCTTCCTGAGCCTAACTCCCGCACTTGTACATCGTGAGGTAGTAACTGCTCGGCTAGTTCGTAGTGATTCGTTCTCAGCCAGTTCACATACCAGTCAAGTCCTTGACCGTGGTTCTCCACAAAGTCAATGAGTCGTGTCTCTAGACCAACTCTTTGGCAAACCCAGATTGCGGTGGAGTCGCCTATCCCTAGATCCCAGGCTGCGTAAGTCTTAGCTAAACCGTCTACAGGGATGTCATGGAATCGCTCAGACGGTAGCTCATTGAGAAGCTGTCCGTAGTAACTCCCTTCGATTGCACTGTCAAAGGAACACTCAAACTCTTGCAGGTACTTGTCATCTCCCATCTCGGACTTAGCTGCATCGAGTTCAGTCTGAGGGATAAGACCAGTTTCGGATGCTCGGAACTCAAGTAAGGCCCAATCGTTATGCTCTGACGCATGGTCTCTCAGGGTCTTGAAGTGGTTGTTTCCCTTTGGGGTTCCAAGGAATAACGCCCATCCCATTCTGTCCGATAAGGCCGGACGAACCACTTCCGACCAAATTTTAGGGTTCTGGTCACCGAATTCGTCGAATACAACCCCGTCAAAATACTGTCCTCTAAGAGAGTCTGGGTTATCAGACCCCGCAAGCTGGATGCGTCTGCCCCAGAAATCAACCCTAAGTTCTGCAATATTCGCGGTGGCGTTAAGGGGCTCGGTAAACTTGAGGAGGTAATCCCAAATAACTCGCTTAGTCTGAGAGTAGGTAGGCCCAATAAACGCATATCTTGGAGCCTCCTTCGTGTTCTCTATTGCTGCTCTAATGAGATGGTTGACAGCAGAGACTGATTTCCCCATACGACGGTGAGCCACAACAACTCCGAATCGCTTGTCTGCAAGCGCATGGTGTATCTGTAGCTGTTGCGCTCGCGGTGCATACGGAATGACTATTCTGGTTGCGCCCATGTCACTTGTAAAGCAACTGGTTGCCCGTCCTGACCTGTTACCTCTGTTCTTGCCAGCTTGGGTATGTGGTACTCGATAGCCCGCAAGTAAATATCGCAAGCCTTTTCTGGGCTTTTCTGCGCTACTTCGTCTAGCCACATAGCAAAACGAGGTGCGTTTAGTTCCGCCATCTTTGCAATGGCTTCCCTAACTGCCGCAGTAGATTTGTTAGGCGCACCCTTCGGTCTACCTAATCCTGCGTTTGGAGGAATCCATTTGTTTTCCACTGTATTTTACTACTCCATTGTTGTTTGTTAGCAACGCTTTACATACCTTCTTCATCTCTGCGACGAAGATACTCTAAGACAGCAGGACTGAGTAAACCTGCTCCTACTGTACCTATTCCTGCTAGCAAATCGGTTTCGTTTTGCGGCGTTTCTGGGGAAACTTTTTCTTTTGGAATCCTGTACATGGACTCTCGTATAGAAAAATCTTTGTTTCTACCCGTGTTTTGCACAAAGCCAAAACGCTTATAAAAGTCCTTTAATCTTTCTTTGCTACCACCAAAATCTGACGCTGGAGACAGTGTTACGGTTGCCCCAATTTCATCAGCTTGCTGAACAAGGTCATTCATGATCTGCGTTCCGAGACCTTTATTCCTTTGATCCTTTGGGACAACTATTTTTCCAAGATGGATTTTGTCTTTACCGTAAACCGAAATATCAACATTTGGGTATTTTGCAAGCAAAAATTGCTCGACTGCCTCTCCAGGATTGGGTAATTCTTTACTTAGCGGCGCATTAGATGAAACACCTAGCAACCCTGATCGCCTTAGCTCTTCTTCGTCTATGACTACAGGTTTTCCGTTTACTTCCATGATTCTTAGTTTACTTTCTTCGCCTGGGAATACGACAAAGTTACTTGTACCGCCTTTACCTCTTGAACCTTGATCTAAGTAGCGTATTCCTGGAATACCTAACTCTTTTAATTTGTCAGACGCAATTGGTGCGCCAGAGCTATATGGACTTTTTTCATTGAAAGGAGGTTGAGCCATCCTGTTGGCTATGGTTTGATAAATGTAAGACCCTTTCGCTTCTCCCGTTCCGCTTGCGTTTTTCGTCAATCCGTATTCTTTTGCTAACTTCTGAACCGCCTCTGGCTGCTGACTCAGCGGCTTATCCCAATCCAGCATCTTTGCTATTTGTTCGTCTGGTAGGTCTACCTTGTAAAAAGCACCTTGCGTAGCCTGAATGTCAGACTTCTTAGCTGTTTTAGCTACGTCTAGCATCCTTTGGTAATAATCAACACCGCCCATATCCAAGGCAAACGCATCGCCAGCCTTTGCGTCCTTAAGACCTTGTTTGGCTATGTTCTGAGCAAATTTAGAACCTTGGTGGTAAATCAATCCAAGCGCATGAGTTACTGGGTTCTTTTCGCTACTAGGTTCATACATCTGACCTTGATATTGGTATTGATAAGGGTCGGTTCCTCCGGCTAATCTACTTTGGTAGCCTTTAGCCACAGCAGGACTTTCCGCAAAGTACAACCCATGCCCGTAAGCCTGTGCTCCCTCGCCTGTTCCGATCTTGCTTGCGTCAAACTTGCTGAACTTATGCGGAGAACCATGAAACACAGTCAGCGGACTCAACAAACTTCCTGCTCGCTGTGCGCTTGCCATCGTTGACGCTGCGGCAAAAGGAAGCATAGACCCGTACAACTGACTAGCAACACTTGCCTGCTCACCTAGTCTGTAAGCATCAGACATCTGCTGTGCCTGTGGATCCATTACCGAATACGTCGGGTTCCTACCCGTAAACCCTAGTAGACCCTGTGCTACAGCACTCGTCTGCCCGTACCCTGGAAGCGAACTCACACCTCTTGGCAACTGCTCCGGCAGCGGAGGCAGGAACTTCTCTTCATCCAGCAGACCTTTCCTACGCTTCACTTCTTGTTCCTCGCCGAGATTGCCTTTGCTTTCGCTCTTGCATCTTCCTTACTATTTGCACCCCATGCCTTTAGACTGAGAAGCAGTCTAGTAGGGCTACCATCGGGTTTACGCTCTGGCCCTGGCATGTTACCCATTCTCGCTAGGAAAGACGCTCTACGCGGGTTATCTCCGCTCTTAACAGGAGCCTTCAGGTTAGACCCAGGGTTTGCAGCCTCGTAAGACTTCCGACCCTTCTCGTTCAGGCCACCCTTAGCGTTCTTACCCTCTTTCCTAGTCCAAGCGGCAGTCATTTCTTCTTAGCTTTGCCAGCTTGAGATAGGGCAATCGCTACCGCTTGTTTCTGACTCTTGACAACTGGCCCACCCTTACCAGAGTGGAGCTGTCCCTTGCCGAATTCGGTCATAACCTTGGAGATCTTCTTCTCAGCCTTGGTCTTTTTCATTTCTTCCTCGCTGCTCTCATGTTATCCACAAGATTCGGGTAGGGTCTGCCAGCAGATGCGGCCATAGCCTTAGCGGACTTCTTCTCAGACTTGGAAAGAGGTTCACTCTTCCCCAGTTTCTTCGGTCTCGCCTTCTCCCATATCGCCTTCTTCATCGCCCATCTCCCAAGAAGCGCAAGACTTATCTGGCGCACACATAAAGTTCCACTGATGGCAATAACCCGCGCCTTCTGGCAGGCAATCTTCCATGTCCATGTCAAAGTATTCGCAATTGCCGCAACGCCTTTCTTGAGCCTGGCTTGCAGAGATACGCCACTTTGCACCTAAGTCTCTCCAAAACTGCGTATCACCTTCTCGTTCAGGGCCATACATAGCCTTCTCTTTTGCGATTGCCTTGTTCTCTTCGTTCAAAGCCTCGTCTTGCGTTGGAAGTGGACAACTCTCATCCTCTTCCTCGCCTTTGATGACGATCATTACCTTCGGGGAAAGCAAGCCTTTCATTTCTTTTCCTTGGGTTGTAAAGGAATGCCTACTTTCCGGTCGTACCTGATGGGCACAGGAGGCACTTTTAGCTTGTAGGGAGACGGTAATGCCTTGCTATCCCTGGTTCGTTTTTCCACAGCCATGCTGATGCCTCCTTGATGTTCTTGGAGTCATCCCTTCCAACGCTTTGACTGCCTGCGTGGTGAACGTAACTCCTTGAAACAAAATGCTTAAAGTCACATACCGTAAGTGTATGACAAAACACGTTGTCTGAAAACCAATTGATCGGAGGAAACCTGACTGATCGGAAGGCTTCCTTCGTGATGTAAGCAAAGATCGGCGCAATGACGCTCGTTTCTTTGATCGTCTGTTCTTCGGCCCATTTCATCCCATTTCTTGCGCCACCCTCAAACCGGATGTTTTGGGCTTCCAGGATATTGTCAGACCTCGCACCTAAAACCCCGATCTTATGCCCCGCCTTCTGTAGATGCTCGGCATCCTCAAGAATGAGTCTATAAGAGTCTGGAGTCAGGCAGATGTCGTCGTTGGCAATGATGACTGCATCGTGGTGCTGGAATGCGTCGTCCATGATCCGGTTGTAGGCATCACCAAAGTTACCCGACGAGTTGAGTACCCACTTGTAAACTCGTTCGTCCATTGTCTCGGTTCTGCTCGACAGATATATCGACGCTTCTTTGGCGTAAAGACGGATGCTCGACAACGTGATTTCAAGACTTGGACTCCCTACCGTACAAATGAGTATCGGAACTTTTTTCATACTCCGCCATCCTATGGTGAGCTACCACCTGAAAGTATTTGTTGTTCATAAGGTTTTCTGTGCAAACATTGACCTCCAACCCGTTTCTGTCTGCGATGATCGGAAACGACAGTTGATCCTGTAGCGTCCATTTCATCATCTCGATCCACCAATCCTGATTAGCCTGGGGATTGATGTAACTCCGCTTCCAACACAAAACCCCGCCAGCAATAAGACCTGCATCCTCCGGCCACCCTTGATCCCGATAGTGCTCGACCTGAGCCAAGATAGGTTGATCTCGATACTTGACCATATCCCAACACTCTCCGGCCTCTTGGTAGATACAAGTCCTCCAGGGATGTTGAAATGCCGCCATCGTATCTCCGGCTTGGTCGATCATGTAGGCCACAAACTCAGGGCTTGTGATCCTTATCGACCCGTCTATCCAGATCACGTAATCCTCAGCGAACTCTAGCTTGTCTGGGAATACCTTAAACCACTTGGCATCCATACGCGGATCTGAGAAGCGTCTGCTTGTGATGACTTGTTGCCATCCTTGAGGCTTCTTAGCACCGTCCAGAATCGCGTAGAAGGCCGTAGGAACGCTTTGCCTGACCGCGTAATGCAACGGGTCATAGTTTCCAAAGATCGCCGTGTAGACCGCCGCATTCATACAAAAAAACGCCCAACGTCGCGTCGGGCAAAGGAGGGGAAGGAGCCAACTTTCATTTTAACCCATACCTTATTTCTTTGAGAATCTCCTCTGCTTGCAGTCTCAAGTCTATGGCTTTCCTGTGTAGCTCTACAGACAGATTGACAATTGCTAGTGCTCGTTGCTCTAGCGCACTTGTTGACTGCGCCTGCTCGATGATGTCTTGTGCGGCACTCATGGCTGCTGCTTCGTTTAGATTCATGCGACCCTCAAATTAAACGGATTATTAAAGAAACTAATGCTCACACCTTCCTCTTCCTGCTTAGTTTTTGCCAAGACAGGCTTGAACTTCTTCTTCGGCCTGGACACTTTCTTAGCCTCGTACTCGTCCTTGACCCACTCCCAAACACGTTCCTTCACAAACGGGTCTATCCTAAACGATGTTTTGATGCAGCCTTTTTTTAGCAGAGCGTTTAGGGAATTCACAGTTGTCTGTTTATCGATCTTTGTTTGTAGTCTCACCGACTTTAAGTCAGCAGGTGTCTTACGTTTTTTCAGGTAAGCAAGAATTTTCTTTTGCTCGTCAGTCATCCTATCCTCGCTATCTCTCTTTCTAAGTACCAAATAGCCTTCTTTAGATCTTCGACCTCTTTACCTTTAAGACTCGCTCTCCAAACGTATTTCGTAGCATTACCAAGGTTGAAGTTCATATGCTCCGTAATCTCTATGCACTCTACGCCAGACGGGTGTGATGTGTAGTGCTTAGGATGGTTCACGTTGTCTTGACCTTCCCATTCAGCGCAGCAATGTCCGCATCTTGGGCATTCAAAAGAATCTTTCATATTGTGATCGCCACTCATATGTTGCGCTCCTTTAGCTTGGCTTCGATGGCACGGTAAAAACCCAAACAATCAAACCAAGGTGAATTGCTTGCATCAATTTTTTGAGATACATAAATCAAGTCATGTATCTCCTCATCCGTCAGCCCAACCCATTGCTTTGGTGCAGCGTAAAGCCTGTCTCCTAGCTTTATGTCTTTAGCGTTGTCCCATGCGACCATTGGCCTGCCTGTTTTCTCGAACAGGTAAACATGCGCTACATGACCGTCGTCTGTCGGTGTCTTTGCTTGCTTGTTCTCGCTCATGCCATATCCCCTCTATAAAGTTGCCAAGCGTCGCTAAGTTCTTCTCTAGCAATCCTTACTCTCAACCTCATATGGTCAAGATCGTCAAGAAGAATTCTTAACTCGTTGGGATGCACCATTACATACGTTGTTTCGTCTGCTAATTTTCTCAGCAGTGCGTAGGCTTTTTCTTTGTCTGTCATGCCGCCCTCAACTTTTCAGAAATCCTTGCCTTCCAAGAGTTCCAGTCCTCTCCTGGTCTAGCAGGACAATTTACTTTCGCTGCCATCTCAGCAGTGCCTTTCTCTGTCGCCCACCACACAACAACCTTCTCTTGTGCGGGTGCGATCTCTAGTTCATCTTCCCATCTTCCCTGGTTCAACCACGTAGCAGGATGCGGGATGAACTCCTGTCCCGTACCCTTCACTTGATAATACTTGTTGTGCGTCACCAGAGCCTCTACAGCAGACTTTTGCTCTTGTGGTGATAGTTTGGCCCATGCTTTCTGTGCAGCACGTTTAG